GATTGCGGCGGGCGACGGCGAAACGTTCCAAGTTTGGGACGGCAAAAAGTACGAAACATTAACAACGGAGAAATACCCGAATTTGATGTTGGCTATAACCAAGCGTTACCCCAATCGGAAAAGCAAACAGGACGGACACGACGGTTGGGAAATTACGTTGACATTGAATTTTATTGTACCGTTGGTACGTGGCGTTGCCGGGGTATGGCAGTTTTCAACAAAGGGTACGGCGTCCACAATCCCGCAAATCCGGGAAACGTTCGACGGTATGTTGGCGGAACGGGGATTTTGTAAGGGAATTATATTTGATTTGAACGTACAATTTGCCACGACCCAAAAGCCCGGCGACAAATCCCGTTTCCCTGTTGTTTCATTGGTTCCGAACGAAAGCCCGGACAATGTTTTAAGAGTGCGCAAAGCGTGGGAACCTGTTAAACAATTGGAGGGCGGCGACAATGGCAACGAATAATACAATTACCCGGCGTAAATACGACCGGGATTATTGCCAAATGGCAAACGAGTTCTTAAAAGATACCCGTTTGAGTTGGAAAGCGAAAGGAATAATTGCATACGTCCAAATGTTGCCGGACGATTGGGTTTTGAATATGCGAGATTTGACGAACCGGGCAACCGACGGTCGGGATAGTCTGTATAGTGGTATTAAAGAGTTGGAAAAGTTCGGGTATTGCTCAAAGATTATGCAAAGGAATCCGGACGGGACAATTGCGGGGTTTGCTTATGAGATTTGCGACAAAGCAATTTTTCAACCATTTACGGAAAATCCGGTTATGGATGCACCGCAACCGGAAAACCCGGATACGGAAAAACCCGACCCGGAAAATCCGACACTAATAAATACTAATATTACTAATAACCCAAATAAACCAAATACTAATCATAGTAAACCCGCCAACCCTGTTGTCGGGGATTTGTTCCCGGAACAACAACAAGATTTGGAAAAGGATAAAAAAAGAACGTCCATATTTCGCAATTCCGATGTTTACAAATTGGTTAAGTTCGGGGCGGACGGCGTAAATGATTATTCCGAGTTTGAAAAACTGTTTGCGACGCCGGAATTTGAAAAGGTCGATTTGATTTATTATTTCCACACGGTCGCCGATTGGTCGGAAACCAAACAGGGAGTTAAGCGAACCCGCACGGGTTGGATTGCGACGGTACGCAATTTTATCCGGGGCGACATTGAGAAAAAGAAATTGCATTTGAAACCGGAATACCAAGCCCCGCAAAAACAGTTGAACGTGGCGGGCGCAATGGAATTTCTTAACAACGATTATTGATTATGGAAAATTTGCCGGAAACAGTAAATACGCAATCCGTGGCGTTGGCGATATACAACCCAACGCCCGGTACAAAAGCAATCGACATACGCCGACAAATGTTGCAATTACCGGAGGTTGCCAAATCGTTATCCGGGGTCGAAAAGTACATTTTCGCCGCCTCAACGAAAATGCAAATTGCCGATATTGACGACGACACGTTGATTGCGAAAACCGGGCAAATGTTCCGGTTTATTGCAATGGACGTCGGGTATATAATCCCGACCAATTCGGAAGATTGGGCGTACATTTGTACCCGGTTGTTGGATATACTCAAAAAATACTATTCGCAAATGACATTGGCGGATATTAAGTTGGCATTTGAATTGGCGACGACCGGGGAATTGGACGACTATTTGCCGAAAGACAGTCAAGGCAACCCGGACAAAAAGCATTACCAACAGTTTAACGCCGATTATTTCGCAAAGATATTGAACGCATACCGCCGGAAACAAAACGGGGTTATACATAAAGCGTATAAGGCATTGCCGGAGCCGAAAAAGGAATTGACGCCGGAGGAAAAACGGTATTATCACAACCAAACCGTCGCCCGATGTAGGGAGGTATTTTTGCAATACAAATATACCGGGCGGTTTGTGTTGGGGATTACTGACGGAATGTTAATTTATGATTGGTTGCGAAAGTTGGGTTTTGCCAATGAGGTTGCCGGAACCGAAGACGACCGCAAACAAGCATTTGCCCGATATATGCAACGTGTCGCCCGTGGGTTCGTCAACAAGTACGAGGCGTACCACGTCCAACGTAAGGGAACCGACGCCCCGGAGTTGGATTTTACGGCGTATGAGATAGCGAGGGACAAAGAGATTGCCCGGACGTTTGACCGAATGATTGCCGACGAATTACAGATTGATAACTATTTAGATTTTTGGAAATGAACAAAATAACGATTGATTGTATTATTGGGATTGACCCCGGAAAAAACGGGGGGATTGCCGTTTGGCGTCCGAACCATAAAACCGAGGTAATAAAAATGCCGGGCGACCTTATGGAGTTGCGGCAATGGTTTGATTATATGAAAAGTATTTGCCGCCCGTTGGTATTCGTCGAAAAGGTTCAATTGCGCCCGGACGACGTGAACGACAACCCCGGTAAGGCGTTCCGGGTTCAAAAACTGTTATCCGAGTTCGAGAAACTGAAAACGATAATTGCCATGTGCGACGTACCGTTTGTTTTGGTACACCCCCAAAAATGGCAAAATGAATTGAAATTGCGGGTTAAGGGAGAGGAAAAGCCGGAGCGCAAAAAGCGATACCAACGAGCCGCCGCCGATTATTACCCCGATGTTAAGGCGACGTTGTGGAACGCCGACGCCCTTATGATAATGCACTTTGGACGGTACATTTTGCACAACAACCCCCGTTGGGTTTTGGAGAATTTGCCCGCCCCGATGCACGACCGTTTATTTTAAGCCCCGTATTTCGATTATTTTGTTTGAATGGGTAAAAGATGGCAGACGAAAACAAAAGCCCGCAAATCGAAAATCCGGCGAAAATAACGTTGGAAGAATTGGCGTACATGGTTAAACAGATGCGCCACAACCAACGGAGGTGCGAACGGAACCCAACGCCGGAAAAGATTGCAACCCGGACGGCATGGGAACAAAAAGTTGACGGCGTTATTGCCGTCTTAACAGATACGCAAATGAAATTATTTTGATTTTATCCCGGTACGACTTGCGCCGTATCGGGATTTTTTGCCCTAACACGAAAATAAAAAGAAAAAATTTTGGTAATTAAAATATTTCCCGTATTTTTGTGGCATGAAATAACAACGACCGGGCGTTTTCCCGGTAATGCTAAAAAAATAAAAGCAATGAGAGCGAAAACAACAATCAGCGATTTCCGGTTTGAGTTTGCCGGGTACGGACATTACAAAGTAACTTACACGTCGCCCGTTACGGGTAAAAGTTGGACGGCAAAAACAAATGATATGCCGTTAATTGATGCGACAAAGAACGCCGACGACCCCAAACGTTGCGATTTGGAAACCCTTAAACGAGTTTGCAAAAATGGATAAGGACGAATTGGGAGCCGTTCGCCATGCAATGACGGCAAAAGAGTTGGACGACCTGTATAAGCGTTTGGAAAACTTTATTGCCGATTGCACCCGGTCGGAGGTTGACGCCAACCGGGATGCGCTTAACAAGGTGCAAAGCATGATACACCAAAGAATGATATTAACAAACAAATAAGTAGTAACCGCCGGGGGCAACCCCGGCATAAAAAGAGCGATAAAATGATTATCAAAAAATTAGAGTTGTCGAATTTCCAAGTAATTAAGGAGTTCAACGCAGATTTTGAGGGTAATGTATATTTCATTACCGGGGACAATGAGTTAGGAAAATCCACGCTATTAAAGGCAATCGGGGCGTTGTTGACCGGGAACCGGGACGCCGTGTTGCGTAATGGCGAGGACAAAGGGTTTGCCAAAATGGTTGTCGGAGACGACGGCGAGGAATACGACGTTGAATTGCGGTTTACCAAAGCCAACCCCCGTGGTACGTTATCAATCAAACAGAAAACAACCGGGATGCGGTCGGATAACGTAAGTATGTTGCAAAAGGTTTTCGGATATACGGATTTTGACGCCGTGGAGTTTTCCCGGTGGTCTGAAACCGCCGAGGGTCGCCGAAAGCAAGTGCAATACGTCCGGGCATTGTTGCCGGAGAATGTGCAAAAACGTATTGCCGAGATTGACGCCGAGGTTATGACCGTTAAGGAGAAAAGAAAG